AGGTGGAATATCTTTACTAAATGTTCCAAACTCAATGCTAGAATCAGGTATTGCTATATTTGATACTGTACCTCCCCATATACCATTTGTATCTAAATATTTTGTCCCACCTGCCGTAATTAATTTTATTTGCAGTTTAGCACTTGCAAATGTTTTATGCTCAAAACTTAAATTAAAAGGAACTTCACCTATATATGGTAAGTAAAAATAAGGCAATGCAGTATTACCAGTAGATATTGAAGCATCTCCACTAGAACCTCTAGTTATAAAGTATTGATTAAATTGTGAATTAGCATCGGCAATTATTTGAACTGTACCTGTTCCACTAAAAGAAGGTATAAATCCAACGGCACTGAATCCAGTATATAACTTTAAATCTGCATTGTCGCAATAGTTTAAAGCTGATTCGTAAGCACCTCTCCCTTGTATATTATAAAATCCTTTCTTTAATAGTTTTACTTGACTATTATTAATAAAATGCACATTACCATCTGCATAAGGAACTATGTTAACTGTATTACTTAGAACACCACTACTTGTTATTGTAGGAGTAGCTAGAATATTATATTTAGTAAAATAATTAGTAGTAGCCGCCATTTCATTCATAGAAAATATACACCAGTCTCCATTAGCTTGGAACATTCTACAATTAAATGATGTCATTATTTTACCAATAATGTCATAATAAGACTCACCCATAAAATCCCTTCTATATTGATAGATTTGGCTAAATGGCTCGTTACTTACGCCATCTTGTCTATCAAGCATACCATCTGCAAAGTAAGAACAAGCAACAACTAAATTTAACACATCTGGATAGCCTAATAACTTTAAGCCATCACTAATTACATTTAATTGAGTGTCTAATTGATTAATACTATCATCTCTTACATATTCAATAGTTTGAATAAAAGAAATAGCATCAATACAAGTAAAGTCTGCTTGAGTTATGCCTGTTGAAAAACCCATTTGAGTATAATCATTAAACAAAAAACCTCTCCACATTACGCTTGTACTTTCTTTTAGTACTACATAATACTTCCTATCATCTTGAGTAAGTACATTAGGGAATTGGTCGTAATCATCTTGCGTTTCTAATAATATAGAAAAGTTAACCTGAGTAGATATTATTGTAGGGTAAGGATATTCCTCGTTTGAATTAGGCTGAACTATTATTGATACTGGCTTATAGGTTTTGACTATCCCAGCAACATAATCTCTCTCATAAATCTCAAGTACTTGGTTATTACCATTCCTTAAAATTTGAGTTATTGTATATCTTAATCCGTAAGCCATTATGCTAAACTGATTGTTTGTCCTTTAATGTTTGATGCCTTTTGACTTCTATTTACTGCAAGTAATAAATCTTGACCTCTTAATACAAATTGACCTCCATTACTTGTTGTACCACCACTCATTGCTCCTGCGTTAAAAGAAGTATTTAAAAAGTTACTTAATTTACTTAATGGCATAACTGCCTCACTTTCTGAGCCTTCTCCTATCAATGCAAGAGTTGGTTTAGTTACTACTCCACCAGTAGCCAATCCAGCAAACAATAAATCTGCTGCTCCTGCTCCTCCTTCTATTGCTCCACCAGCACCTCCTGAGATAGCGTTCATAATTGCTTTAAATAACAATGCTTGAATAACTGATGCTGCAATTTGTTTAGCTAAGTTTTTAAACATATCCTCAAGTGCCATACCTATATTTGCACCTCTTTCCATTGCATCAAATAAACCCATAAATGCATTAGTAACATTATTTGAAATTGTACCAGCAAATTGTTCGTAATCTTGTTGCTGCTTTTTTAATAATTTAGTATTCTCTTTTTGTCTTTCTTTGTCTGCCTCAGCAGAAATACGATTAGCCTCTAAATCAAGCATTGCCATTGCTCTTGCAGTTCTTGTTGGGTCTAATGCTTTTTCTTTTGCTCCAGTATATTTATCAGTACTACGATATAAAGTGCTTGTAGGTATATTTGATGCATCTAAATCACCCATTGCTACCTTTGGTTTGCCACTATAATACTTTTCATAAATGGCATTTTCTTGTTGCAATAATTTTTGTATTGCTGCATCTGCTGCTGGACCTGATATTCCTGCTATTGTATTAATAGCTTTTTGTATTGCATTTAATTGATTTAAAGCAAAAGAATTTTCTCCTGAAGCTGCAAATAATTTATTTCTTTTTAATTTATTCTCCCCTTCTAAAATTTCTTTGTTAAATTCTTTTAATGCCTTATCAAGTTCACTAATCTTATTTTCTTTATTATCAACCTTTTCATATTTTGATAATTCTGTATTTAATGATACTACGCCAGCTCTAAATTTTGTTATTTTTTCTTCAACAGTCTCAAAATCTTTAGCATATTTTTTATTAATATCAACTTCTTGTTCTGCTTTTGATACTATTCTACCCTCCTTACCTTGTAACATTATATCAGAAGTAATAGCATTTACTTCTGCATTTCTTTTTGCTGTAAGTTTTCTTTTTTCTAATAATGCTTCTTCTAATTTTGTATTATTATTTTTTTCCTTTTCAATTACTTGATATTGTATAGATGCATTATTTAATGCAGCAATCATTGCCTTATTATCAGAATCAAGTGTTAATTTCTTAATAGCATCACTATCTGAATATAATTTCTTTAATTCTGCTAATGCAGTTTGTCTTTGTTCTAAATCAGCTTTAGAACCAATTATACCTATTAATACTTCTCCTTTAATTTGCCTTGCTTCAGATTTAGCTGCTATCTTGTATAATTCTTCGTTAAGTTCATTTAATTTTTTAATAAAGTCATCTAATTGTCCAGATGCACCTTTAAAGAAATTACCTATTTCTTTACTATATGTTGAAAGTAATGCAGATAATAAACCAATAGCAACACCAATACCTGCTGGTCCCATTAAACCTTGTGCCATTGCAGATAACGCTTTCTTAGTACCACCTTCAGTAGCAGCTAATCTTTGGAATGACTCAACCATAGGGTTTAAGTTATTCGCAATACCCATCATACCAAATGGAGCATCCTGAGCAATTCTTGAGAAGTTTATAAGAGATTGAGTAGCATCTCCTGCTGGTTTACCTACTTTCTGTAAAGCAGCTCTGTATGCATCAATTTGAGGATTTAAAGCAGCAATTTCTCTATTGAGCATATTAATCTCAATAGTATTGGTAGATTTTTTTAATTGTCCTTGAAATTGTCTAAGTTGGTTTTCAGCTTTTTGCAGTTCAGATTGTATCTCTGCAACATCCATTCCAACTTTTACATTAAAACCAATATTCTCTGCCATCTTATTTTAATTTACTCCGTACAATTTTAATGTCCTTGCTAGTTGGTCATCTGTTAACATTACCTTTTCTTCATCTACTTCTAAATCATCAATCGCTGGTATATGCCAAAATGCTTTTAATGACTTAGGAGATTTTTCAGCACTATTACTTAGGTATATAATATAGGCAAGGTTTCTAGTCCTTGCCCATTGATTTAATTCTTTCCTTTCATTACCTAATACAATAATTGAAAAGTCTTTCCAAGTAATATCCCAAAACTCATTAGGTCTCAATCCACATTCAGCAGCCTTAACTAAGACATCATCCCAACTTAGCTTTACTAGGCTTTTTTTTTTCTTCTTTTACTTCATTAGATACATTTAAAATTGTTTTATCAACTATAAATTTAATGAAGTTAACTAGCTGACCTTCAGTTTTAAATACTCCTCCAATTTCATCTATCCAATCACATACATCATTTTCTGTGTATTCTATTGGTATATTGCTTTTAATACAAGCAGCTTCGTAGCCACAATGTACTAAAGAAACCAAAGTATTTATATCCGTTCCAGCCTTTGCCATAAGGTCAAAATATCCACTAATATCTGTGTTGTTTTTAGTGGTAAATAAACGCATCGCCAAAGTACCCCAGTTAAGGAGTATAGTTTTGTTGTTCAGTCTTAATTCAAACATAGGTTATTTTTTACGCTTGTTCAGTTTGTGTCAATGGTGGTACAGTTACTACGAAAGTCGCAGAAAATTTAACATCATCTTTATCAGCAGCGTTTACATCAAAGTTTGAAATAAATACTTGACCTGAATAATACACATCACCTGATGTTGGAGTTGCTTTACCCATCTTCATATTGAAGGCAGTTTTAGCAGCGTGAGCAGTGTACAATTGTTGGTAAGAATCCTTACTTGGAGTTCCTGTTTCATCAATTGCAAAACCATCACCTTTAAATGATTGAGTAAATGAAGGACCAGCTTGATATTGGTCGCCACATTTAGAAGTTGCATCAATAGTATTTACTACTGAAGTCATTGAGTTAGTTGTAAGACACGCAACAGGTTTAAATGTTCCGTCATTGTCTATGTCAGCTAAAAGGATATAGTCTCTTGCTGATACTTTTGTTTCTGCCATTTTATTTAATTTTGAGTTATTATTATATTATATGTTATAATCGTTCTAAATACATTGTCCAAAGGGTTTAAACCATCTAAATTTCTAATTGCTGCTACTACCAAACTTGAGGCATAAAACCCATTTGTAAGGGTTATGTTTGTGTCTGAATTGATTGCAGTTAGTATTAAATCGCTTATAGTTTCGGCTCTTTTATAACCAAAGTTACTATTTTTTATGACAATGTCAACATCAATGGTAACTCCATTAGTGTAACTAATTTTGCCTTGTTCTTGGTTTGAAGTTCTGCCACTCATAATGATATATTCATTAGGTGCATTATCTGGTGCTATACCATCATAAACAGTCAATGTACTTGAACTTGTTAAGTTAGTATAAAACCACTTCTTTACTTCTATATTAGGATTGAGCATTTACTATGTTTTTAATTCTATCTTTTAATAATGAAACTTCAGTCTCATAAGCAGGTATTAAATAAGGTTGAGGTCTAATTCCTTTCCTTAAAATACTCAATGCTATTGCATAAGCTGCTGAATCATTTTCTTTACTTTGTACCTTTCTACTACCAGTTCTTCTTTGTGTTTTAATACTATAAGTTCCTGTAATACCTTTTCTTTTTACCCACAATACCAATGCTTTAAGCATATCTTGAAATGTGCCACCAGTCTTGCCTTTAAAGGTATTAGCAAACTCATTATATCCTTGAGTATTAACCTTACCTCCTGTGCCAAACTCTACATAAGGTGCATAGGATAAATCCGAACCAACTATGTAAACCTTCTTATCTATTCCCCCTTCTTCTTTTAAATGTATTGAACCTCTTAATGTTCCAAAGTTAGCAGGAGCATTCTTTTTAGCTTCTGATTGAATCTTTAATGCAGATGCATTTGTTTCATCAATAATTTGATTTTTAAGTTTTTGAGTTAGGCTCTCTAACTTTAGTATTGCCTCATCAAACTCAGTAACATTAAAAAATATCCCTGCCATTATGCGTACATTATTATTTCGTAAAATCTAAACTGATTCTCTACATCCTTAATTGAATGAATCGTGTACATCTCTCCTTCAGCCTCTATTTGGTAGTTATTATTGATTGTTACATCGTACCTGATATATAACTTAGCCATACGAGTAAAACTTAACTCTGCTTCTAGTAAGGCTCTGTTCTCATCCATAGGTCTAAAATCGCCAAATACAGTACCTTGTAAGGCAAAGGTAGTAGTATAACCACCTTGTCCATCAGCAGTCCTTGTAGGCACATATAAGCCTATTTCAGAGTACATTGTATTCGCATCCACATAATTTGCTTTCTTGCTTCCTAATCTCATAATATTGGGCTTATTCTTGTCCAGCGTTGACAGGCTTTCCAAGACTTTTCACAAATACCTGTATTTGAATCTAATCCTCTATTCTCGTAATCGTAGCTTACTTGGTCTAAAATAGCAATCTTTAAGTCATTTGGGACAGTTGCATATCCTACAACATAAGTAGCCTTTAAGTTTTTAAAAGGAGGTCTTTGTAATTGTGGGAACTTACCCCCTACTAAAGTATAATCAGCAGCTACTATTGTATCGTTATTTTCATCTATTAATGAAGTAAAACTATTCACTGGTCCATAAGGAAGGTTAAAACCACCAT